AGCACGACAAGTGGCGTATCAGACGTGCTGAGTGGGATAAGATACCACATGAATTGTTTGTAAAGGAGAATGATGATGAACAGATTTCTGATTGACCACCACCCTGATGCAATAGCTAAGTCATTGTGTGACCAGCATATTGTCAAGATGCCATTGGAAGAAGCGCAGATGCTATGCACTAGCCTGTGGCATCACGCACCTGAGTATGCAGAGGTCAAGGGTTTGTACAAGCCTGTACATCAGAAGCACCCCTGCACACTGTGGGCAATGGACAACCAGCGTAACTACGCCTTTGCTTGGCGGTTGTATGACGCAATGTTGCGTGAGTACACCCACCGCTACGGCAAAGAACACGGTGCAGGTAAGCACCTTCGTGCGTTGGAGTTTGGTGTCTGCAAGATACCTGATACAACTAACTTTATGACACCGCACCCGCAGTGTTTCAGCGGTCACGATCATCTCAAGACAGATGAGAACTGGCCTATCATGGCGTACCGTGCGTTCTATTGTGTTGACAAAGCTAAGTTTGCACGATATAACAAAGGACGTTCTAAACCACAATGGATGATTGAAGGAGAGGAGATTTTAAATGGCTAAAAATTTACAAAATATGACTACAGATGAACGCATCTCATATTGGGAAAAGGTGCGTGAGAAAGAAAAATGTCAACGTGCGGTAAAGATAAACAAGTTATCTTATCAGCAACGTATGGCAGTCATTGAAGTAAACAAATTGTTAGATAGCATTCTTGACACTGCCCTGTACCCCGACATGGGTGGCATCAAGGCGGTGTCAGCCTACGAACTACAAGAGTTGTCTGACGCAAAAGATACACTTGCATTTCAATTTAACCTGTGATATAACACAATATCACTTAACGGTATGAAAGGAGAAACACCATGCCATTAGATTTTACACCAGAACAAATCGGAGTTCCAGAACACGTTAACTTTCCTGTGGAGTTTGAGCCTACAAAATATGACAAGTCGAAGTATGTCATCAACGGTAACACAGGTGAGTACCTTGGTATCGTGGGCAACGGCTTTACCTGTGCCAACCACGGCGACTTCTTTACTAAGGCACATAACACAATCTCTGAGCATCTTGGCGAAGAATTTTGTGACAGCATGAACATCAAGTATCGCACCGCACGTAACAATGCGTGGGTTATGATGGACATGACTATGCCTAACGTGTTGCGCCGCATCCAGTCAGAGAAACATAGCACCACCATTGCACCCCGGCTTATTGCCCTACACGGCATTGATGGGTCATGCAGTAACATGGTGTTCTTTGGGGCTATCGACTTCTTTTGCACCAACGGCATGATCACTGGTGACTACGACAAGATCAAGCGCAAGAACACTGCCAACTTTAGCTTGGAAAAGTTTATACAAGAATTGGAGTCATCAGTCACTGACTTCTATGACACGGCTGACAAGTTTCAGCGTTGGGCAGAAACAAGCCTAATGACTGTCGATGTCAAAGCACTGCTTGATTCAGTTATCAAGTCTGAGCGTAAGTCAGAGAAGATGTTTACCTTGTACAATCAAGAGGTTAGCACTCGTGGACGTAACGTGTGGGCATTGTATTCCGCCTTTACAAACTACTCTACATACGCTGATGAGCGTAACGGGTTCAACCTACGCAACACAGGTAATGATACTGTCGCACAGTCCATGTGGGCGAGAGAGCAGGAAGTTGCCAAGTGGATCAGTTCACCACAGTTTCAGGCGATTGCGGCATGAAAAATAATGCACGTCTAAAAATGCACAATGTCTACGCAACGGATGATTTTACAATACCAAAAGAGCATCGTCCGTTGCTGTGGAAGCCAAGCAAAAAGAAAACAAAATGTAACGCCGTTACAAAAAAAAAAAAAAAAAATGTGTGAAGGCACTGGAAAAAGAGATACAGAAACTGGTCGTTGGATTTCAGCGGAAGAAATGAAAAAAGACGGAACCTACGAAGAGTGGTTAGAGTATGAGATGGAACACTATAAGTTTTATCACATTTTCTGGTGCCGTTGGGATGAAGACAATCGCTGGTATTCACCAAAAGATTGGTTGCCAAACTTCTGGACATGGTTTCAAGAACGTGCAGAGTATCGTTCTAACGGTGGTATATCTTGGAAGTTTGTTCAATTTGTGTGGGCTATTCAGGCGTTTATAGATGATTGTGTTACGATACTTGAATGGGATAGACCACCACACGCGGAGCATCGTGGGTTATACAAAGGTGATTGGGAAACTAAATGGGGGTTCTGGGAGTACGTTTATTTTCGTACAATCGGTGTACCCGTACACAAACTTCGCTGTTTCTTTCAAACAAAAATACTAGGCATGGAAGAAATTGACGATCATTTGGGATGCCCTAGCTGGCCTAACTGCGACATTGACCCTAATGGATGTCGTGTAAAAATGGGAGATGATGTAGAATGGTACGGACACAGAGATTAAGATCGTTGGTAGATGATTACTATTCTTCCTATGATTACAGGAACTTACGTGATGAAACTAAAGCACATTATAAGTATCTGTTGAGTGTCATGCTAGATACAAAGGTAGAGGGCAAGCCCCTCTGCCAGCATGACTACACAAATCTGTCCACCCGTGTGGCAAAGATGTCATACAACCAGTGGTGCGAGAAAGGATTGTCAATGGCTAATCATTTGCTGTCTGCAACACGCATTGTATTCAATCACGGGTTGCGTGAAGAATTATGTGTCATAAACCCCTTCTCAAACGTCCGTAAACGCCCCACAGAGAGGCGTAAGGTGGTCTGGGGTAGGGAAGATGTCCGAAAGTTCTTAGACGCCGCCTACGGCGATTTTAGCACACGTAATATTGGACTGATTGCTCACATGGCATACGAATGGTGTCAGCGATTGGGTGATATGCGACTGCTTACATGGGATGCAATCGACTTTGAGGCAAAAACTGTTTATATAGAACAATCAAAACGTAAAGCAGAGGTGCATCTGCCCATCGAAGATGATTTGTTTGACATGCTTGTACAACAAGAGAAAGATTTTGGCTTTCAAAAGTACGTTGCACCCAGACCCAAGCCACGTGAGGGTGTTTACATACCATATAGTATGACTAAACTACCTTTACATGGGCGTAAGTTGATGGATCAGGCAGGACTGTCACGAGAACTGCGTTTATCTGACTTACGAAGGACTGGTACGACTGAAATGGTGGAGGCGGGTGTTGGTATGGCACAAATTATGTCGGTTACAGGACATGCTAATCCAAGTTCAGTCAAACCATATCTAAAAAATACGTTGTCAAGTGCAAATAATGCATTGACAGCACGAAAATCTCATGGTATAAGCATAGCAAGTGCCGCAAAGGAAAGTGATATTACATGAATAATATATATAACACTATAAGTGATATGGATATACCTAATGGTAGTACAAAGAGAATGGATTGTCCTAACTGTGGTGGGTACAAAACATTTACAGTGACCAACAACATGGGTTCTCTTGTATGGAATTGCTATAAGGCTTCTTGTACACTGAAAGGCGGCACTAGGGTGCATCTATCTGTGGATGATATACGCAGTGGCTTTAGTGGAGCAGAAAAGTTTGCGGAAGAGGCATTTGAGTTGCCCTCTTACGTGGTAGATAGGAATCCTAACTCGTATCAAATGCGTAAGTTTCTAGCTACGTGGGATTTAGACTACGAAGAACTTGATCTGTTGTATGATGTAAAAGAGGACAGAGTTGTGTTTCCTGTGTATTCGCAAGGTAATCTTGTGGATGCTACAGGACGCTCTCTGGGCAATAGATTACCTAAATGGAAAAAATATGGAAAAAGTGGCTTGCCATACTCGTGTGGTTGTGGTAAAGTCGCAGTTGTTGTTGAGGACTGTGTGAGTGCAGCCGTGGTTGGTGGCAAATCCTTTGTCGGGGTTGCGCTTCTTGGAACATCTCTACAAGAGTCGCATAAAGGGTATCTTGCACAGTTCTCAACAGCCGTAATAGCATTAGACCCCGATGCGTTACCAAAAACTATGGTCATGGCAAAGGAATTACGTGGGCATGTAAACGATGTTCGTGTCCTACGTTTGACAGATGACTTGAAATATCGTAACCCTGAAGATATGGAGAAGCTATATGGAATTATCACTAATTAGAAGTTTAATGGACAAATCGTTTTATGACGATCATCGTGGGGCTAGATGCCCTGACAGGCTGTTCAGCAAGGACGTGCGTAAGATCAAGCACACTATCGACACTGCAATGGATAGGTATGACCGTAGTGTGTTGCCTGATGAAGTTGAAGCGTTGTTTATGGCAAACAACCCCACGCTTACAACGGCACAGAAGCAGGCATACTCAAGCCTGTTTCGTAAGGTCAAGACAGAAGAGCCTATGGGCAGTGATGTAGCACAGGAAGTGTTATCTAAACTGTTCCAGCAGGTGGTTGGCGAAGATATTGCCAATCTTGGTTTTGATTATGTCAATGGTGACAAGTCTAGTCTTGAGCCTTTGCGCTTGTTACTTGAGCAATACGGGGATGACTTTACGCCTGACTTGAATGTAGAGTGGGATGACATTGAGATTGAAACGCTCATGTCAAAAGCTGACCTTGAAGCACGTTGGACGTTTAACATTCCTACTCTAACGCGTAAGGTAGAGGGCGTTAACGCTGGGCATTTGATTGAGGTTGGTGCCAGACCCAACACAGGTAAGACATCATTCCATGCGTCAGCAATCGCAGCACCGGGCGGCTTTGCACATCAGGGTGCTAACTGTATTATCTTATGTAACGAAGAGGGCTACCATCGTGTAGGCGCACGTTATTTAACTGCCGCTACAGGCATGACAATGCGTGAGATAAAAGATAATCCAGCAAAGGCACGTGAGTTGTATGCACCAGTAAAAGAGCGTATCAAGATTAAAGATGCAACAGGTCGTGATATGAGTTGGGTTGAGTCTATATGCAAAACATACAAGCCAGACATTGTACTGCTTGACATGGGTGATAAGTTTGCCAAGACGGGCGGCTTTGCTCGTACAGACGAAGCACTCAAGGCTAATGCAATACATGCTCGTATGATTGCAAAGGAGTATGAGTGCGCTATGTTCTATATGTCACAGCTATCTGCTGACGCTGAAGGCAAGGTGTTACTTAACCAGTCGATGATGGAAGGTTCACGCACAGGCAAAGCGGCAGAGGCTGACTTGATGTTACTGATAGCAAAGAACCCCGTAAAGATAAATGAGCATGGTGAAGAAACAAAAGAAGATCCAGAGCGTCACTTGAATGTAGTTAAAAATAAGTTGACAGGTTGGCACGGTGTGGTACACTGCAACTTAGAGTATCAAACAGCGAGGTATGTAGTATGAAACTAACACTTGATGTAGAAAACACAGTTACACAACGGGATGGTAAGATGCACCTTGATCCTTTTGAGCCAGAGAACTCACTGACTATGATCGGTGTGTTGACTGATCAAGGTATGGAGCAACACTTTCCATTTGACCATTGTGACGTACCCAACCAGCAGGATTACTATGAGCGTGTGCAGTGGTACTTGGATCAAGCTACCATACTTATATGCCACAATGCTGCGTATGATTTGATGTGGTTGTGGGAGTCAGGCTTCAAGTATGACGGGCCTGTGTTTGATACAATGCTTGCAGAGTATGTGCTACAGCGCGGTATCAAAGAACCGTTGTCATTGCAGGCATGTGCGGAACGATACGAGTTAGACACAAAGAAGCAGGACACTCTGAAAGAATACTTTGCGAAAGGCTATAGCACCAGAGATATTCCATACAACGAGTTATGTGAATACTTGTCTGCTGATCTTAATGCTACGCAGCAGTTGTGTGATAAGCAAATAAAGCGGTTACACAGTTGTGATGATGCTGGACTATTAAATACTGTAGTGCTAACTAACGAATTAGCTGTGTGTCTTGCACGTATCTATCAGCGTGGATTCAAGGTTGATCTAAATGTTTTGGACAGTGTGCGGCAGGAGTTTGAGCAGGAGCAGAAAGAACTTGAATCATCTCTTGAGTCTACTGTTCGTAAAGTCATGGGTGATACACCTATAAACATCAACAGCCCAGAGCAATTGTCTTGGGTTGTATATGGACGTAAGGTTAAATCAAAGATGGATTGGGCAACCAAGGTTGACCCATACATGGACAGCAAAGAGTTTGACCGTCTTCTCAATACTGATACAGAGCGTTTGTATCGTACGACTGCAGAGCAGTGCCGCACTTGCCGTGGATCTGGTATAATACATAAGGTAAAAAAGAATGGAGAGATGTTTAAGAAGCCAAACAAATGTCCTGATTGCTCTGGCGAGGGTTTCTTATTCAAACAAACAGATGTGCTTGCAGGCTTTAAGTTTAAGCCACCGTCACCTAAATGGGCAAGCGCGACAGGCTTTACTACAAGCAAACTAAACCTAGAAATACTAGAAGGTGCGGCTCGTAGTAAGGGGATGACAGATGCGGCAGAATTTTTAAACAAGGTTCGTAGGCTGAGTGCCGTTCATACCTATCTGTCATCTTTTGTGGAAGGTATCCAGACAAACACCAAGCAAGATGGATTACTTCATGTGCGTTTACTTCAGCACCGCACAGCTACTGGTCGTTTGTCTGGTGCCGATCCTAATATGCAGAACATGCCACGTGGCGGCACGTTTCCTGTGAAGAAAGTATTTGTGTCACGATTTGATGGCGGCAAGGTAATGGAAGCCGACTTTGCACAGTTGGAGTTTCGTGCTGCTGCCTATTTATCACAAGATGGAGTCGCAATTGATGAAGTATCTAATGGGTTTGATGTACACGCATATACCGCTAAAGTTATTACCGATGCTGGTCAACCTACGGATAGGCAGTCTGCAAAGGCTCACACGTTTGCACCGCTTTATGGCGCAACGGGCTTTGGGAGAACGAAAGCGGAAGCAAAGTATTATGAACACTTTACCGAAAAATACCAAGGAGTCGCAGAATGGCATTCCCGATTGGCTAAAGAGGCTTTAGAAAAACAAAAGATAACTACGCCTAGTGGTAGAGAGTTTTCTTTCCCTGATGTAGTTCGTAAGTCTAGTGGTAGGGTAAGTCATTTTACCCAGATAAAGAACTATCCTGTGCAGTCGTTTGCTACTGCAGACATTGTGCCGATAGCTTTATTACACATAGATGATCTACTGAAAGATAAAAAATCTTGCATTGTAAACACGGTGCATGATAGTATAGTCATTGATATTCATCCTGACGAAGAACATCAGGTTATCAATGTTATAGAACAAACTAATAATGCGTTACCTCAACTTATAGCTATGAGGTGGGGCATAAGATTTAATGTTCCTTTGCTTTTAGAAGCAAAAATTGGTCCGAATTGGCTTGACACCAAGGACGTGGCATGATATAACTATGCCTCATTCACTATGAAAGGAGAAATATATGACAACAGAAATAACAACTATTGACCCAAATAATTATGCTGCAATGGCGAAAGCAATGGGCATTGCAAACGAGGGTAAAGGTAAGAGCAAAAGCAGTTCTCTTGCCCGTTTGCGTATTAACCATTCGCCAGTCATGGGTACTGCTGAAGTTAATGGAAAAAGTGTCAACGTAGAAGTAATCGAAGGTGGAACATATAAGCTAGAGGTTCCTGATGGTCCTACATATTACGCATCGTCTGTAAAGGTGCGTCCATATGTACAGCGTTATATGTACAAGCGTTTTGTTATGGGCGGTGCAAACTCGTCTAATCGTTACATTAAAACTATCATGCACGATGATCTGAATGTTGATCTAAAAGATAATGATGGTGGTTTTAACTGTGGTAAGCCTGCAGGCTATATACAGGACTTCAAAGCGTTGCCAGAGAAAACACAAGACTTAATTAAACAGATTAAGCGTGTACGTGTTGTTCTGGGAACTGTTGAGATGACTAATCCTGTAAACGAAAAGGGTGAGTCTATCGAACTTGATGCTACACCTTTTATCTGGGAGATCGACAATCGTGATGCGTTTAAGATTGTTGGTGATGTGTTCGTGAAGCTGGCAAAGATGAGCCGCCTTCCTGTAATGCATAACTTTGTCGCTAATACTGAAGAGCGTAAGATGCCCAACGGTAATAGCTTTTTTATCCCTGTTGTATCATTAAACATCCATGATGTTATAAATGTTACGCCAGATGATAACAATATGTTTACTGACTTTTTAGCATGGGTTGACAACTACAACTCGTACATATCAAATGCATGGGCAGAAAACGCCAACGCAAAACTAGAAGATGGTGATGCGGAAGTGTTGGATGACTTGGTTGATATTGAAGTCGATGAAGAGGCAGTAGCATAATGAATCATCAAGCTGAATTGTCGTTGCATCAGTATTTGCAGGATGCGGTTAGCGGTAAGTCATCCATGTCGGATGACACAATAAAGCAGGTTGCTACCGATGTTGCAGACGCTATGCAACGACAGTTTGGTAGTGGTAAGAGTAGAAGCGATTTTACATTGCGTATGTCTAATGTAGGTCGCCCTACCTGCCAACTCTGGTACGACAAGAATAAACCAGAGGCGGCTATACCATTGCCTACCACATTTGTAATGAACATGATGATTGGTGATATTGTTGAGGCTGTGTTTAAAGGTTTACTAAAAGAAGCAGGAGTAAAATATGAAGATACTGAAAAAGTTACCCTTGATACTGGTAGTGACAATATTTCTGGTTCTTATGACCTCATCATTGATGGTGCAGTTGATGATATTAAATCAGCTTCAGACTGGTCATACAGAAACAAGTTTGATTCCTATGAGTCCCTTGCAGGTAAGGACGGATTTGGTTACGTGCCTCAACTCGCCGGGTATGCTAAAGCTACCACCAAACGTGCTGGCGGCTGGTGGGTTATAAACAAAGCTAATGGTAAGTTTAAATATCTACCAGCATCTGGTCTTAACGTAGATGAAGAAATAAGTAAGATAAAACAAACGATTAGCAAAGTAAAGGAGAACAAGTTTGAAAGATGTTTTGAACCAGTGCCTGAAACTTTTCGTGGCAAGCCCACAGGTAATAAAGTCCTTAATGACGGATGTAAATTTTGCAGCTATCGCTTTGATTGCTGGGATAGTCTTACTGAGTTACCTGCTGTAAAGTCACAGGCAAAAAACCCGCCCACTGTGGCATATGTTGAACTAAGAGAGGAGTATGTAAATGGAGATTGAAGTAAATGAACTCGCAGAGCAAATCAAAGAAGCAGAAGTGCATCTTGCAGAACTTCGGAAGGAGTATCGTGAACGGAAGACTGCAGGTTTACGTGCGGCGATATCAGCGCGTAATGAAGCAGATAAAGTCCTGCGCGAAGAATTACAGGCTTTAGGCTACCGTAACACACCATTTATCTCATGGCGTGACGTTGGCTAACGCAAAACAATTTAGGGCAGCACGAAAGTATGGGTATCGTAGTGGTCTTGAACTAAAAGTATCTGACTATCTCAAAGAACTCAAGATTGACTTCTTGTATGAGGCAGTAAAGATAGAATGGGAAGACTTAGCATACAGAACGTATACACCTGATTTTGTGCTGTCCAATGGTATTATTATAGAAACAAAGGGTCAATTCACCGCAGCAGATAGGCGCAAGCATCTGGCTATTAAAAAGCAGCATCCCAAGTTGGATATTCGTTTTGTGTTTGAAAGTAGCAGACGCAAACTTCGTAAGGGTGCTAAGTCTACCTACGGTGAATGGTGTATTAAATATGGGTTTCGGTACTACGACAGGATCATTCCCGAAGAATGGTTAAAAGAAAAGGGTAAAAACAAACACCCGAAGTTTATAAAGTTTGGTGGCACAAAAGTAAAAAGGAGATAGACATGGATAATATAACAGATAAGATGGCTATGCAGATGAAGGATGAAGACTTTGTAATACGGGTAAGACCTTTTGCCGATGACGATAGTTCTTGGAGTGGAGAGGTTGATATTTCTATTATGTATGGCGACAATAACCCGTTAAAAGATGATGACTTTTATCAAGTTCTACATTTTGTAAAAATGATGTGTGCGGCTGTGCCTGTCATGGAAGAGGTAAATGAATTAAGAAGTATTGTACATGAGTATGTTACAAAAGTTATTGACAACGAGGTTGATATTGATGTAGAACTAGAAGAAGAAGCAGGTGTAGAAAAAACTTATGATGGCAACGTAATCCACCTAAACTTTAATAGTAAGACAAAAGGATCGGCATGAGTAGACACGAAGAATATATGAAAGCAATGATGATACAAGAGGAGTTACGTATGGCACAAGCAAAGAAACAAAGTGATAACGGTAAAGCGTGGCCTGATGTTGGTAGCCCAGAAGACTATCCACCTTCTGCTGATGTAGATATGGTCAATAATCCACCACACTATAACCAAACAGGCATTGAGTGTATACAAGCTATCTCTGCTGCTACTGATAAAGGATTCAAATATTATCTACAGGGTAATGTTATGAAGTACCTGTGGCGATTTGACTATAAAGACAAGCCGTTAGAGGATTTGCAAAAAGCCAAGTGGTACTTGGATAGGTTAATCGAAGAGGTAACGGCAGATGGTAAGAGTTAAGATGTTCATCACAATTGAAATTGATGAAGAAGAATATCCTATACCAGCAGACGGACAAGTTGGTGAGGAATTAGAGGATGGCATACGTGAATACTTCTATGATATAGACGGTGCTGAAATTAAAACTATGAAAACAATTACGGAGTGAAGAGATGATTAGCAATACATTACCTACAGACTATCAAAATTTTATAGCACTATCACGCTATGCTCGTTGGAAAGAAGATGAGCAACGCAGAGAAACATGGGGAGAAACAGTCACCCGTTACTTTGACTACATGTCAGGGCATCTAAAAGATAAACACAACTATACTTTGCCCAACACACTACGTGCAGAGTTAGAAGAAGCTGTGCTTAACCAAGCTATCATGCCAAGCATGAGGGCGTTGATGACTAGCGGCCCCGCGCTAGACAGATGCCACGTTGGTGGGTATAACTGCTCATACGTACCTGTGGATAGCCCACGTGCTTTTGATGAAACAATGTATATACTTATGTGTGGCACAGGTGTTGGCTTTAGTGTTGAGCGTCACTGTATTGAGAAGCTACCTATTGTAAATGAGGAGTTTCACGAAACAGATACAATAATCAAGGTAGGTGATAGCCGCCCCGGATGGGCTAAATCACTTAAAGAGTTGATTGCTATGTTGTACAGTGGACAGATTCCGAAGTGGGATGTATCAGAAGTGCGCCCAGCAGGTGCAAGGCTGAAGACATTTGGAGGTAGAGCGTCAGGCCCACAGCCATTGGTCGAACTGTTTGAATTTTGTGTGCAGAAGTTTAAGGGTGCAGCAGGTCGCAGACTCTACCCAATTGAGTGCCACGATATCATGTGTAAGATTGGTGAGGTTGTAGTTGTAGGTGGTGTGCGCCGTAGTGCATTGATTTCACTATCTAATTTAAATGATGACCAGATGGCACATGCTAAATCAGGTCAGTGGTGGGAGCATGAAGGTCAACGTGCGCTGGCTAATAACTCTGTAGCATATAAAACAAAGCCAGAGATGGGTACATTCATGCGCGAGTGGCTGTCCCTGTACGATAGTAAGTCAGGTGAGCGTGGTATATTTAATCGCCAGTCAGCGAAGGTACAGGCGGCAAAGAATGGTAGGCGTGATGCTGACCAAGACTTTGGTTGCAACCCATGCTCTGAAATTATCCTACGTCCATATCAGTTCTGCAATCTGTCAGAGGTTGTTGCACGTGAAACAGATACGCTGGCATCACTGAAAGAGAAGGTACGCCTTGCCACTATCTTGGGTACATTCCAAGCTACACTGACTAACTTCAAGTATCTGCGTAACATATGGAAAGCCAACACAGAGCAGGAACGATTGCTTGGTGTGTCACTGACAGGCATTATGGATTGTCCTGCACTGCACAAAGGTAAGCAGGTAGCTGACACTCTTGAGATGCTACGTGTTACAGCTATTGATGCAAACAAATCTATGGCGTGGGAACTTGGCATTGAGCAGTCTGCTGCTATTACTTGTGTCAAGCCTAGTGGTACAGTATCTCAGCTTGTAGACAGTGCCTCTGGTATCCACGCACGTCACAACCCCTATTATATTCGCACTGTGCGTGGTGATAATAAAGACCCACTCACACAGTTCTTGATTTCACAGGGCTTACCTAATGAGCCTGACGTAATGAAACCCGACTCAACTACAGTCTTCTCATTCCCTATGAAGTCACCTAAGAACGCAGTGACACGTACAGCTATGACAGCTATTGAACAGCTTGAACTATGGCTGTTGTACCAACGTCACTGGTGCGAACACAAACCGTCAGTCACTATCTCTGTCAAAGAAAACGAATGGATGGCTGTAGGTGCTTGGGTATACGAACACTTTGATGAGGTATCTGGTATCAGCTTCCTACCATTCAGTGAGCATACGTATCAGCAAGCACCATATCAGGACATTGATGCTGACGAATACAAAAACTTCTTGACAAAGATGCCAGATAATGTAGACTGGTCATTGCTTCAGGAGTTTGAGAAGGAAGATACTACATCAGGTGGGCGTGAGTTGGCGTGTACGGCTGGCGTTTGTGAAGTAGTAGATTTAACAGCAGCATAGGAAGGAGATTAGTATGAGAGATATGTTAATAGATGCCCAGACTAGCCATTTGGTTGGGCATATAAATAAACACAAGGCTAATGTAGAAATACTGTTGACCAATCCTGTTGGGGTTGGTGAGCATCAGGATATACAAACTGCAATCGAACAGGAGTTAGAAGAGATTGCGAACTATCACGACAAGCTAGAGATGCTTGTTAAATATTTCCCTAAAACAACGGAGTCTAATGGTGAGGAGAAATAATCTAAGTAAATACGATGCTCCACTGCGTATACAATACCAGTGGGGCTACGATGCGTTTAAGCGTGGTGGTAGGTTTGTGATGAAGGATGGAAAGCAAGTATTTCAAGAAAATCGTCCAAACCTTGACCCGAACACCATGCAGTACAGAGAGTGGCAGCGTGGTTGGAACGATGCTTACTATGAGAATTTAGAAAAGGGTAAGTACAATGGGATTAAAGGAAGAAGCTGAACAGTGGATGAAGGAGAGGTACATGAGTAATATTACAGCAACGGAGTACCAAAGACGGGCTGCAGAAACGGCAATATTCCCAGATAATAAAGCATTAGAATATCTAACATTAGGATTGGCTGGTGAGGCTGGTGAGATTGCTAACAAAGCAAAGAAACTAATACGTGACGGTGCAGATAGAGAAGACTATCACGCTAAACTAAACGCCATTGGTCACGAGATTGGAGATGTTATGTGGTATTGTGCCATGCTTGCAAAGGAAGTGGATATGAATCTTGGTAGAATCATGGAAGACAACTTGGACAAACTTGCTGACAGGAAAGCTAGGAATCGCCTACAGGGTGATGGTGACAATCGTTAGGTACGCACCATTTGCTGCTATCGTTAGCTGGCTCCTATATGCGATTAGCATGGGGCTGGCTAATGATTTGTGTGATTGTATATAAGTTTAATCACTCATAAACCAGTATGCTTGATCCCTTACTATACCATTACCCATTGGATATTTTTGCTTATACAACTCATCTAGTTTAGTTCTTTGTTTTGTGGGAAGATTGTTGTATTTAGCACGTGCTATTCGCAATTGTTCTTCTTTAGTTTCTGCTCTATCTATGTTTAATATTCTGGCTCTGGCTTCAGCTTTTAATGTCTTTATTTTATTTTGCATTGCAATTCTTTTTAATTTATCCGTTGGTTGGTTTTTATATTCAGCACTGCGCATAAAATTAAAAAGTCTATCCTCTACAAAATCCCCCATTTGCTCTCTAAGTTCATTACTCATAGGAGCATCTAGTCTTATTTTACGGGGTGCTATCTCCATATAATCAAACTGAAGTCTGTCAAGTTCTCTTTCGATAGCTGTTCTGCGTTGAAGGGGGTTGAATCCTGTTATCTGTTTAATAAACGGATTAAATCTTCTTACCCCACCTGACCTAGTAGGTGAAGCAAGTCTAGCCCTTCCCTCTTCATCTGGTGCAACAGGCAAAGGTTTTGCTGCCTGCTTCAACATATATTCAAATAAATCTATATCAGTGTTGTCTGCCAGTTTTCTATGCTCTGGATCAACGCTGGCTAAAGCATCTTTAAACATACCAGCGGGAACCAAGAAAGTTCCAAAGGATGTACCAGCAAACCTTGCCATTCTTTCAATGACTGCTTGTTCTGCCACCTCATCAGATGATTCTAATCCAATATTAACAAGACCATCTACAATCTGCAGCCCTGTTCCTGCCCTTCCCTGACCGCCTGTAAACGCTTGCACTAACTCTCTACTGTTCCACTGAACAGCAGTAGAAACTTTTGTATTGTCATGCCACTGTGGTATAGAACCCTTGCCTGCATATCTGTACAACATATCAGCGATAAGAGCGAAACCAGAGAATGGTCCTAGTGAGGCACGTGCATCAACAATAGAACCTGTAGTCGGGTCTATGTATTCATACGGACCAGTTGTTTCATCACCTTGGTTAGCACGTAAGGCTGCAAATACACCTATTAATGCTGCGCCAGTAAACTGCTTTCCAAGTGTTTCAGCATCTGTAACAATAGCACCTCTTTTTCCTGCTTTTCCTCCGGGTTTATTTAATATACCCAACAAATTTACAGAACCCAGAATCGGTGCGTGTTCATAGAAGAAACGAAACTGGTTTACCATATAACGAGGGAATGGTATTACAAGAGAGCCACCAACTTCACTACCAAAACCTATTACACCGCTAAAGAATGTGTTAAAACCACCCTCTCTTCCTTTAAACTTTCCTGTTTGATAAGTAAACTCAAAGGCTTCGTCCATAGCTTTTGCAAACACAGAATCGTCTATCAACTTAAAGTTGCCTGTTTTCATAGCTTGATTAAGGCTATTTATAGTGATTGTTTTACCAGTTGCATCGACTGCTGTTATAGGATTTGCTACCAGTGCTTTGTCAACTTCTCTTGAAAATATAGCACGTTTAAACATGTTGTCTGACATGGTGTTTAAATAATTAGCACCACGAGCCAAAGCAATAAGACCCCCTTCACTGCCTGTTAAATTACCAATATCTCCCATGCCCCGGAACAACTGTTCCATAACTTTTTTGTTACCAAATTTAGCATCCCCCAAGAATCTAAACAAAGTTGCAGTGTCTACAGACTCTGTTCCAAGCACCATGTCTTTCAGTCGTGCTGATTGCACTCCTGTTTTTAATTGACCAATACCCAGACGAACATCTGCCATAGCAGCTTCTCTTAATTCTTTATTTGTTGCGGAAACCATTCCCTTGAAACCGCCTTTTGTAACATTAACCAAACTCGCACCTAAATTATCTAGGGCATATACGTAGTTTCTCATATAACCATTTGTAGTGTTACGTATAGTTGTAGATGCTTGTACAGTCATCATACCAACACGTGCTTTGTCAAGGTGTCTGACTACATTAAAACTTTTTGTAAACGCACCGTCAAACTGTCCTTTTTGTGCTTTTTCTAAAGCATCTCTTGCGCCTGACATGGATACTGCTTTACCTTCATTGTCAACAATGTCTAATCCTGTTCTCTGCATAGCGTTGTCGTAATTGTTGAGCATTGTAAATAACTCATCAAACGATTTCTTTTGCTGTGCTACACCAGCCGCTTGTAGCACCTTACCTGCACGTGATATTTCTGCAGCAAACACAGGAGCAAGCTGGTCAAATGTCAGGTTGTGTTCTTTGAGTATAGACTTAAATGCCTCTTGTTCTTTTTCATTCGCTGCCATAAGACCGCGAACTAGGCGTGATGTAAAAGCCTCTTCTCTACCGCCTTTACCTACTATAGGAATTATAGCATCATCTAACTTAGATGCCGCTGACGCTATATTTTCAATCTCCATTTGTTCAAGAGTTTTATGTTTGCTTTTAATATTTTTAAGGCGTATTTTTTCCCCTTTTATTAATTCTTCTGGTATTGTTTCTGCTAATGGTAATTTTCTACTAACCTTCTTTTTCTTTTGAGCCATTTCTACTAATTCTGCTTCCAGACTTTCAACAGCATCTTTTACAAATTGCTTTCCAGTTTTAGAAGTTTTAGGATCGGTCAAAGTTTTTACTGCTTTTTTATTTGCTGCAGTTACTTTTGCCCTGTATGCTGTCATAGTTTGTTCAGCTAATAATTCTGCTTGATTCTCTGTCAAAGCACGTTTTGTGCCTGTGGCAAGACCAATACCGCCAGATGCCACTGTGGATAAGCCTGCAGCGAGTGCTACATTGCTCATGTCAATTTCATCTTTTATACCTGTTTGCACACGTGTTTCTTCTTGTGCCGCTACCGTTCCAGCAGCAACAGGTGCATCAATGGCGGTTGATGCCAAAGCACTTCGCATACCACCACGTTTTATTGCCTCTTTTATGCCTAGTTTTATACCCTGTTGAGCCGCTAAAGCACCTGCTTTACCCGCACCAAATGAGAACATGCCTGCATACGTAGATGGGGCAGTAAATACTCCAGCAGCGTAATCCCCAAGAGCAGTCATGCCTAACTCACTATCCATCTTATCAAAGGTGTCCATTAGTCTGCCCATTCGTTCACGACCTTCATCGTCTGTATCTTGAGCATAGTTAAGGTCTTTGAGTGCGGTTACTTCATTAACATTCTGAAAACGAAAATGCTGCATAAATGCATCATAGACTTGTTCATTAGTAGATAGTTCATTAGGCTCATAACCACCTCTATCTATTAAAAAGTCACTTGCATCGTCAATAAAGTCCTCTTCTTGTAAAAGAACGTCTTTATTTAATTCTTCATAATGATTATACAGTGCCATTTTATCTACTCAGTTCCGCTTCTAATTCTGATTCTGTATAAGGCTGATTTGTTGTAGGATTTTTTGCCTTCGCTGCAGTTAATGATCGCAGAAGTTTGGCAACAACTTGTTTTTGCTTTACTGGATCTGCTGCTGCTTGTCTATAAGCTAATTTTCTTTGGTTTATAGTGTCAATAACATTTTGTTGTAAATTCGTAACTGACGATGATGTTACTGCACTTGACGTGGACGAAGATGCACCAGATGCACCAGATGCAGGGGCTGATTGTGTCGGTGGCGGTCCGGGGAATACTTTATCTCCAACTTTATCTTTTAGTTCATCGTTTATAAGTCTAACTGTATTTCCATCTGGATCAGTAAACTCGAAAGGATCTTCATCATCAGGATCTGCTGGATCAAGACCTACATATCTAAATGTCGTATTTTGCTCAACAGCTTTTCTAATAGCGTTACTGATAGCAGAAGGCTCTACACCGTTTCTTGAAGCCTTGTTTATTTCAGGTATTAGCACAGCAGTAGCGTTTGCTATTTCGTTTTGAGCAAGTGCGCTTAGTCCAGCACCAGTCCACTGATTTCCTTGATCTGCCGTATCTTGCCAATTTGATTTATCTAACAAAGCATATTTAGTAGCAATTTTAGAAGCTATAGTTCTTTCATAAGATTTAATTTCATCTTTAGTAAGTGGTCCTATTAATTTTAAACCCGCTGCTATTTCTGCCTCTTTTCTAGCTTGAACATTCATTAAATCCTGTTCAGAATGTGCTGCAGCCTCTTCAACTTCCAGTGCTTTCTTTTCGGTAGCACTTGTATTTGGATCATTCGCTTTTTTAATTAGTCTGTTTCTAACAGTTTGTAGAAATGCGACCTGATTTTGTGCATTATCTGTGCTATATATCTGCCACTCATATAAACCACGTGCTTTTATTTCAGGAATATCTGTTATGACAGCAGCTTCAGGATCTATACCAGATGCTGCTAAGTCTGCTGCTGATCTCTTTTTAAGTGCGCCTTGACCATAGCCAAAAAGTGTGCTTGCTATACCAATGCCGGGATCACCAAAGTCTGATATGTCGGGTATGCCGCGTGAAGGTGTAACATATTTAGCCAAGTCAAGCGCAGTCACTGTGCCGCCAGAAGCCTTTTCTATACCTACGTATTCAGGTATATCTATCGTACCACCAGCTAATTTTTTCTTTTTTACTAATTCTTCAGCTATAGTTTTTGCTCCACTAAGACCATTTTCTTGTATGAGATAAGCAGCGGTTTCAATGCCACCCACTTGTTTAGCCATATCTTTTATTGCGGCTAAATTTTCTCTCAAATCAGCATCATCTAACTCTTGATTTCTAAGAGCCTGCGTTAAACGAAGCTGTGCCAAACGACTTACGTTTTCATCCGTCTTATCCATGCTATCTTTTAGTTGTTCATTAACACCTGTAGCAATTCCTTGTATGATGTCCTTAGATTTAAATTGACCTAAACCTATTGCTTTTCCCAAACTACCTAAAATTGCCATTATTTATTCCTCCGCGCCATAAGACCTACGGGTTCTTCCTTAACACTAACCTCTGCTACTTCAACAGGGGCTTCAGGCTCACTTTCCTGTTCAGCTTGCTCTTGCTTAAATTTAAGAACTGCCCTATTTATTGCAGCCTTGCTTGGTTCTTTTGTGTCCTCTAAACCTGTTTTATATTCTATATCTGCACTATCAGCTATAAGCATCATAAACTCTACCAGCACAGGAGAAACTAGAACCCCTATGTCTGCGCTGTGTATACCTTCCATGATGCTAGTTAGGCTCATTACATCTGCTATTGTAGTAACAGGAACACCCATTTCTAATGTAGATATTAGCTTTTGTGAAAACTCATCTGTAGACATTCTCTCTATGTAATAGTCAACAGTGTCCTCAACAGTAGAAAAACGAGGCGGGTTTTGCCACGGCCTCGCACCCAACTCTGCCACAAGACTCATGCCGGGGATAGGAGCATCAAAACTTTGTTCATCATTCATCATCATTTATGTCACCTTATTTTTCTTAGGATTTAATTTTCTAATACTAGATACATATTTAGCAATGCGCACCCCCGGCTCATTAAAATTAGCCATGTTGTTTCTATTAGAAACGCGAGTAGGAGTCAGTAAACCAGTTGGTTTTGGTTCATTGCTTTCATCTAAAAACGATAAATCTTGATACTGCGCGTAAACGCTTCTTGAAGTTTTAGTGTCCATTTTTATTATTACCTATTTAAATGCCGCACCTATAAATGCCGATCCTAATGTTCCAATTAAGTCACCAACAGCTACACCTGCAGCAGAAGATGATTGTTCTTTTGCAATGTTTGCTCTTGCATCTGCATCTATTTTAGCTGTTGCTAATGTAGTAACCCTGTCTAATTCATTTTCTGCAGACTTCCATGCCCATTCCATCGTGTCAGCATAATAACTCCACAGATTGTCATATGCTGTTTTACTTATGTCAAGCACCGCCGCTGCATTAAGTTCATTGGCACGATTAATAGCTGCTGTATCTGCTGTAGCAATTTGTCTACGCCACTGTGCATTAAACTGTGATATCACAAGCTGATTCTGTGCGTTGAACTGATCTCGTTGATTGTTAAGTTCTGCGTTAAATCTATTCACTGTGTTAATTTGACCAGCATTGAACTGCTCTTGTGCATTTTGCTGTGTTGCATTAAACTGAGATGTTTGAGAAGCCAGATTAGCAAAGAACTGATCAACCTGATTTTGTGAAGCTGCATTAAATTGTGCTGCAGCGTTTGTAGCAGCTTGGTCAGTAAACATAGCTTGCACACGTTGTTGCGCACGGAACAATTCAGTTTGCTGTAGATTAGATAAATTAGCCATATCAACTTGCAAAAAGTTTTGTGCGTTTTGTACAGCAGCTTGTTGACGATTATTAAGATTAGCAGTATCTAGCTGTGCTAGTGCAGCAGCTTCAGCCATTACAAGAGCCTGTGCGTTAGATAGATTTTGTAAATTCATCGTATTAGCTATACGAGAGTTTTCTAGCTGAACCTGTTGCTCTGCTGTAAAGTTCTGATTAGCTATATCACTAATCTTTGCAGCATTCATTACCTTCATTTGGAAGGCTTGATCAAACTCCATGCCCACAAACTTGGCACGTTGCTCTGCAGCCAGCATAGCGGCTTGTTGTCTGTTAGATAAGTTTTGTGACTCAAACTGTGCAATAGTCTTTGCGTCTGCCATTGCAATAGGCATTGCAGACTCCATAGCAGCCTGTACAACGGCCTGACCAGCAAGAGATGATGCACCTAGCCCTCGTGCAGCCATAGCCGATGTAGCGGCTCTCATGGCTCCTGCAGCCCATGCTGGTGTAGCACCCCCAGCAAAGTCTTGCATTAATCCATCAAGCTGTGTAGCCACCATAGCCTGTGCTGATGGATTAGCTTGTGCAGCAGCAGCATCTGTTTGCGCTGTTACTGCAGCAGCTTTTGCTGCGTCAACTCCTGTGCCACTGATAAGTTCGCCCTGCTGGATTTGTCTTTGCACAGGATTGTTAATTAAAATAGCATTACCTTGCGCTGCTTGTACATTACCTACTGAACTTTGTGTTTGTTGCGCTGCTGTTATTTGTAAATTTGGATCGTTTGGATCTGACTGTGCAGCTTGTGTAGCTGAAACAACAGCATCTACATCAGCAGCAGCAGTATCTGCTTGAAACGTATTAGCACCTGTCTGCGTAGGCATTGTTGCTGTAGTAGTACCTGCTGTAGATGTAGGCACCTGTACACTGCCTGTAAGTGTTCCTGTGCCTTGTGCAACTTCTTGACTAGAATCAGTGGGAGTTAATACTGCTTGCGTCACACCACCTTCTGGTACAACTGGGTCCATAGCTTGTTGAACGCTATACTCTTGTATGTTCTGTGGCTGGGTAGTACCACCAGTCTGCATCTTAACCACACCACCTTTAGCCATCTGCACGGCTTTGTTTGTATAGTCATTCATCTTCTGCTGTCGCATAGGGTCTTGTGCAAGGAAGTTTTGGAACCCTTGCATATTACCTTGATAGCCCATAGACCGTGCTATCTTCTCCATGCCACTAGGCTTAAACGCTTTAAACATTGCCATTGTTTAGTCCTTTTGTAATGCTCTATCTAATTTATCTTCGACACGGTGCAACGCTTCCATAACACGTGACATATCTTCACGTAATTCGTTTTTCGTTGCATAATCTTCACGTGTCCTGTTTAATAATATGTCTATGCGTTTTACCTCTGCCATCAATGACCTAAACATCCAGAACGCAGGTGCAATTACCAACGTAAGAATGATGTTCCAAAACATGATGCTAGATATTTCCATGACTAAATCTCGTCAGGCCAATCATTAATTTTTGCTACGGCAGTTACATTGCCATCACTATCTACTGTATCTTCAAATAATGCCATAAAAGCTGCTAAGTCTGCTGCACCATTTAAAGCTGTTTCTATCGCTGCACATTTAGTACGAACTGCATCTCTATACGTAGTTACTGAACTAGGTATTGCAGTTGACTTTTCTGTTTTACGTGTAACATACCAATCATGCACTGCAAGTTTTTCATTTGCTGTGCGTTTTGTTTGCGCAACCCATACTGTTTTTAGTCCGGGTGTTACAATCTGATTACCGTCAACATCGTTTACAGGATTTCCATCCGCATCTACTTCATTTACATCTATAAGGCTCTTTGGAATTAACGTGCCATCAAGTTGTCTACCATGATAAAATCTGTTATCAAACGGTTGAGTTACAGGATTATCTTCCCATACGATACCATACCGTGTTTTAGATGCGTCAGAATATCGCATCCATGTTTTTGGATGCATCCTATTCTCACTGTCTGTCCAAGCCTTTCCCGGCGTTAATACTTGTAATCCATGTTTCCACGGCATTCTATATTCTCCTATCGTGCATTAGCAAATTTAAATGGGGCTTCAGCAAAAGCGAGGTAAAAGTAGGTGTGCGAACTATTATTGAAATTAGTAGATGACCTACGGAACTTTAGCCCATTACTAACAAAGTCTACATCGTCATCCGTTTGTTCAGTAGATGAAGCAATTCTCAAAAGATTATTATCAACATTGTACCCTAAACGCTTTGAGTCAAAAATGCAGGTATTTGTACCTGAACTGGTTGACTTTATCAAAACCCATGCTGGCCTAAAACCTAAATAGACAAACGTGCCATCTGTAGAGGAATTACCCACATACGAGCCTATGTTACAATAACCTTCAACGCTATGAAAACAGTAGGCTATGTGTTTTTTTGTGCTTTCATTTAATTGATTGTTAGTGCCTATGCTAAAGACGCTTGATGTAGGTGCTGTACTATTCCATATAGCACTTACGCCCGTTGTTGTACCATTTGTTAGGTTAAGTTGTATGTAATTAGCCCAACCACCTAAATCATCATGACCGACAGGCCAATCTCTGGAAGCACTATCTCTATTTCTAACTATAATCATTTCTGGCGCACTAGACAGGCCATGACCAACGGTGGCATTGGAACCTGTGCCAGTGTAAGACACTATGCTAAACCCTGAATCCTGACTAGCCGACACAACAGACTGTATAGAACCTTTTACATTAGTAGATCCGTGCGTTTCTGTAGTGTTAGCTTGTCCACCCATACCGCTATGTACATTACAATAGTAGTACAGGGTTGGCGCACCATGTGCAACAGTTATAACTGTTTTTGCACCAGATGAACCCGGCGTTCCTGAAGTCGTTACACCTACTGTATATTCTGAACCGCCACCGTGTGTTCCGTCTGACGTAGTAGAAAAACGTAGTGGGTGTCCTGAGTTACTACTATCCGATTGATCAAATGTGTATGTGCCACCTTCTTGTAAACTTAATGTTATTGCACTCGTGCCAAAATCATCAAACCTGTATTTATTACCACTGTCGGATACGACTTTTACTGTATATGTTTGTGTAGGGGATATACCTCCTGCTTTCCAAGTCCACGCTACATTAGTAACACCATCTTGATTTATACCTGTGCTTGATCCAACAGTAAAACCTTGATTATCAAAAGATTGCACCTGTGTAATATCCGTAACTTCAGCGGCAGTACTTTGTGCTTGTACGTATTTGTGAACACCTCTTACAGTATCAAAGAAAAAGTGTCCACTTGTGCTACTACGTTCTTTAATCCAAAGCCAATCAGGACTAGCTATACCTTCTACTGGAATGTTGTCATCTACTAGCGCAAGATAACCTGAAGGTGGTGTATCATAAAATGTTCCTCTACCATTATCATCTGCTGCTGCTGCACTACCACTTGTTTTTAAACCTGCAAATGTATCATCTTGTCCAAAATTAGCTATGTGAAAACAGTTAGACTCAGATGCTATGGCAAATCTAAATGGACCTTTTACTCCACTAAAAGCAGGAGTGCCAGAGTTTTGAACTGTGCCATTCTTACTAAACGAAATTTCACCATCATCAGCATTAATTAAAACACCAATAACATCACCAGAACCATCGGCGGCGGTTGTATAACTATCTCCATAGCTAGTGTATGATGCGTTGTTTACTTTACGTCCATCAAAATAATATCCGTAAGTATAACTATCCTGACCCATATATCTATTTGAGCCGGGAATTGTTTCTCCTGCTATTACACCTACACCGCTGTTACCTGTGTCTAATAAAAACTCTGCATACCATTTGCCAGTGGTCACTTTAAAAGTTGAATACGCTTGAGCAAAAGAACTACTTGTTCTTTCTGCCTTTAAATTACCTTCTGAAAAAGTAAGAGTTGTTCCAGATGGATTGTTAGGATCAAAAGTAGCAAAGTTTTGTGTAGGGCTATCAATCGTTACATCTGTTGCGGCAGTATTAGTTGCAGTAAAGTCATTGGTATTACCGCTTTCGTCATCACCAATAGCAGAACTATCCGCAAAATCTAAATAAAATCCTTCATCACCATAAGCTATGCCGGATACAGTTTTTGGAATCCAGTAGCCGTTAGAACCAACTTGACCAAAATAAGTATAATCATATGTTGTTCCTTCAGTCACATGAACTTCAGCATAGTAACCATCACCATATGTTGAACCGCCATCAAAATTTATTCTGTGAGTTATACCGCTTTTAAACCAAGCAGCAAAAACTGCATTTTGTGTAGGATAACCACCGCCAGATGTGTCTAAAGTTTGTAAATTACCATCTACCCAAACTTTAATTCTGTCTGTGTTTGTTGCTTGAGTAGTATCTATATTAACACATATATGATACCATTTACTTGCATCTTTAAATGTCATATTTGTTTGAACTATAGCAGTAGATGTTGAACCAAGTATAACTTGTAATTTATGATTTGTTGGTTCGATCCAAATAGAATCGTACTGACTATCTACAGCTTGAAACATAAGTTGATACTTACTTGTACTTCCTCTTTTTATCCAACCTGAATAGGTCATTATTTTTGTGTCGCCATTAGCACCCGGTTGGTAACTTAAAAGTGAACTATCGGCACTATTAAACTTTAAACTATTTGCAATAGTTATCGTGTCTTGTGGATGCTGTGCGCCACCTGCACCAATATGTTGTTCTGCACCAGTGCCTGTATAAAGCATAGTTTCAAAGTAATCGTCAGCCTGTTCGCTTTGTCCGGGGCCGATTGCTGGCTCTGGTAGGTTGGCTGAACATAGGGCTAAAAAGCCAGTAGGCGGCTGGTTAAAGAAATCTCCGTTGCCATTATCATCTGAATAGCCGCCAGATGTTTTGGTTCCAGCAAAAGAGCCATCTTGACCAAAATTAAAATATTTATTGCCTGTTGCTGTATCTGAAACAGCCGGAGCAAACGTATCTGTTGTTGACAGTGTGTCTATATTTCCTGTGCCAGCGGCAGGATCACCGCTGTTAATATATGTGCCATTTATGCCAACATAGTATTTACCTGTTTCTGGGTCAAAAGCGTGATTGATAACATCACCGCCCGATGCCGTTGTGTATACAGATGAGTATGTTCCGTCAGATTGTCTTACCTTTCCGGTAGCAGGCTCAAAAGCAACACTACCGGGATACGTGCTTTGCAATCCTAAATAGTCAGAAGCGCTACCCACAAGCCTCTGACCTGTTTGCATTAACCCAAAACGAACATCTGCACCGGGATAAGATGCACCGTATGTTTCCCAATAACATTTATGATTGCTTGCAGAAAAGGTTGCTCTTGTTATGCCAAAACTGCTTGCAGAAGCACCAGAATAACGCAAGGAACCCTCTCCAAAAGCGTTAAGTCCGATTTCATCATTTTCATTTAAGGTAGCAAAGTTATTAGTCGGGCTGTCTAGCACGACATCGCTTGCGGCTAGGTTGTTTGCAGTAAAGTCATTGGCGTTGCCAGATAGGTCATCGCCAATAGCACTACTATCTGCGAATGACAGGTAGAAGCCGTTAGTGCCATAGCTACCGCTGTATTCCTTTGGCACCCACACACCGTCAACAGTTTCGCCAAAATTATCAGCATCTAAAGCAGTTCCGTCAATAAAGTTGACCTCTGCCATATAGCCGTCAAAAGTATGTGAGCCAGTTGAATAAGCACCAATAACGTGGTCATTGCCACTTACGTTTATAGTGCTATCAGAGTTTAGGTTGGGATGCAGTTCCGAAGACCAATCTGTAATCTGCTCTCCATTTATATAAACTCTGTTTCTGTCAGCGTCTGTAGCTTGAGTAGTGTCTACTCGCCAAACTATATGATACCACGCACCTACATCTCTAAATTTCTGGGTTGAAACTTTGTATCTGCCACCAGCACCATCAAAAACTTGGGCGTAAAGAGTGTCGTCAGCTTGAAATTCTAATTCACTGAGTGAACTACTTTTACCATCACCAAACAACCATGCTCTAGTTGAAACACTTGACCTTTTGACCCAAGCACTCCAAGTCCAAGTTTTTGCATTACTTGTTGTTGTGATATCACGTTTTAAAAACGCACTATCGTCATTATTAAACCGCAAAGACTG